GTGATGGTAAGTTCTCCTTCTTCCTTTCCGGTTGCTTCCTCCAACTCGGTATACCTCACCACTTGCGGCCCGAGCACGAGCCTCCCGAGATGACGTACGTCATCCGGAAGTCCTGCCCCATCACAAACTCCCTCCCACACCGCCGCAATGGCGGCCTGCGAAAGGCCGTCCGTCGCCTTGGTAAGGTCGGCCGATACGAGGAGCGGGTCACCAAGGCCAAGAGGGGCCTCGACAGGGTCTTCACGAAGATCCCGGAAGAGGCCTACAAGGCGTTCCCCAGAGAGGGACGCCTTGATCCTTGGGTCCCGTTCAAGCATCGGCCAAACCACCGAGCGGACAAGGTGGCCGGCTTCCACCAACCAGATGGGCGACTTAGTGACGATACGTGTCTTAAAACCACGTTCTTTAATCGTCGCCGCCTCGCACTCTGGCAGTGGACCGCCGGCCATCGCGTCTGCGGCGGAACGGAGGGAGCAGTCCCGAATGATTTGGGCTACCCGCCGTCTCTCACCGTCCGGGTCAGTGAAGATGTTTACAACATACTCCACCGACCCTCGAGTAGCCGCGTGCCCCATGGCAGCGCGGTTCGATTCTCCGGTTTCCGTGAACCGGGATGGATCGGCGAAAGTGGGGAAAAGGTTCAGCCGGTCCGCCGGATTGGATGGAACGCCCGGCTCCTCTTCAAACCACGAATTGACCCTGTCTCTAAGGTCGGTGCGAGCACCACCCCCGACACGGGAAACGTCAAGCGTGGCAGAAGAGGAAGCCTGCATCCGTGCCACATCCGAAGCGGCAAACCGGCCGTAGCGTTTTCCCCAGCGGGTAGCCCAAACCTTGAGAGCCAACCGGTCGGGCCCGGGCACCCCATGAGGGGATGCCAGGACCGACCGGTGGCTCTTCAAGGCCTCAACCGCCTCTTTCCCGCCTGGATAAGGGAGCGCTCGGGAGAATGCTGTGAGCTGAAGCTCATTGCGGACTCTCCTCGAGAGGCTCCTGATATTATCCAGGCGGGTCAGAAGGCGGGTGAGGCATTCAGGACTGGATGGGTGGAGGGGAGAAACCTCGGCGTATTGTCGGACCTCCGCCGGCAACGACTTACGGTCGTAAGCAGCTGCACGAGAGCGCAAGTGGTTAGCAAAGGCCTTCAGGACCTTTGCCACGAGCGCCATCCCGCAGCCGACAACCGTAATCGTTACCCAGGAACGGAGGGCCGACAACGCCGAGGGGGGGAAGTTGACGTCACAAAGGTAGATTGCCGAAGCGAAAGCTTCCCACGTAGCTTGGGTGTCAGAACACCACGCTGCGCGTTGCTTCTTCGGCGCTTTGCCTACGTGACGGAGGAACTGGCCGAGGGCGGCTCGTTCGGATACCGAATAGAGCCGACCAGTTATGTTGTCGATGAAGGGCGGTGCGGAGAGATACTCGAATCTCCCTGGACGCACCTTGGACCGGCGGGAGGGTTTCCCCTTCTTCCGGGCCGGAGGCGTTCGGTCTACGCGCACCAACAAGGCCGCTACCGTCACCGGTAGCGTCCTCGCTGTGGTTTCGACCA